GTATTTGCTTCATTTTCAGAATACCCAAAATTAATCACTTCTTGATTTGAATAAGAAGTACGATTATTACTAAAATTTATATTTGTATTAAGTGGTTGTGAATTTGACCAACCTAATACAATTGCATCCATATTTGAAATCGAAAAAAAAGTTCCATCTAACATATTTGATATATTAGTAACATTTGTCAAATTCCATGATCCAATATTTTGATTAAATGAAGTGCAATAAGAAAACATATAACTCATATTTGTTACTTTGCTTGTATTCCAATTAAGTGGTTGATTAAATGAAGTGCAATCATTAAACACATTTGACATATTTGTTACGTTGCTTGTATCAAAATCAAGTGGTTGATTAAATGAAGTGCACTTTTCAAACATAAAACTCATATTTGTTACTAAATTAGTTTCCCAATTAGATATATCTTGATTAAATACTCCGCAACCAGCAAACATACCTGACATATTATCAACTTTATTTGTGTTCCAATTAAGTGGTTGATTAAATGAACGACAATTATTAAACATACCTGTCATATTAGTTATATTTGATACATCCCAGTTTGATATATTTCCATTAAATGAATTACAATTTTGAAAACAATAAGACAAATTTGTCGTATTTGTTAAATTAATGCCATCGGTAGCAGTCCATATTAAATTTGTGCAATATTGGAAATAGCCAATTCCAATATAATTTGGAAGTGTAAGTGCACGTGTATCTTTAATGTCAATTAATGATTCTAATGAAATAGTGTCAATTGGACGCTGCCATTCAATATTTGTAATATTAAGCACATAAATATTATGAATTCCTGCATTAAGAGTAATTTTATTATCATCAACACTCAATGGTATATTATTGTATGAATTGTCACGTATTTGAATATTATTATTTATGGGCAATGTAATTTCGGTATTGTCATTTTTGATATTATACAAAAGTATAGTCGATTTATCTGAAACACCATAAGTCAATGTATTTGCTTCATTTTCAGAATACCCAAAATTAATCACTTCTTGATTTGAATAAGAAGTACGATTATTACTAAAATTTATATTTATATTATCTGGTTGTGATTCTGACCAACCTGATAATATTGTATCCATATTTGAAATCGAAAAAAAGGTTCCATTTAACATGTCACTCATATCAGTAACATTTGTCAAATTCCAATCACCAATATTTTGATTGAATGAATAACAATTATAAAACATACGATTCATATCTGTTACTGAACTTGTATCCCATTCACTTATATCTCCATTAAATGAATAACAATTAGAAAACATATAATTCATAATAGTAACATTCGTAGTATTAAAATCAAGTGGTTGATTAAATGAAGTGCAATCAGAAAACATACTATTCATATTATTAACATTGCTTGTGTTCTAATTAGATATATCTCCATTAAATGAATTGCAACCAGAAAACATATGACTCATATCTATTACTTTGCTTGTATTCCAATTAGATATATCTCCATTAAATGAAGTACAACCATTAAAACAATAAGATAAACTAGTCACATTTTTTAACATTTGTATTTCATCATTTTTATACCACACAGTTAAATTTTGACAGGTATTAAAATAATCAGCACCTGAACCCTGTTCATTGATTAATCGCATATTTCCAACATGTATTCCATATAATTCAGTTTGGGTTGCGTTTGTATTATTTAAATTAAAGTGAATACCATCAATAAATGAATCATTATTTGGAATAAGTTTTACATAAACTATATTTCCATCAGTTATATTTCCATCAGTTATATTAATTTTAATATCTTCAACACTATTAAAAATATTTGTGACATTTTCTTTGAAAGGAATATCAGGACCATCATTTATATTATATTCAATACTCATATTATATAAAACATCATTAGTATTAGCTAGATTAGGTGGATTATTCGACCCTACAGTTGCTTCATTATAATAAAGTGGCAGAACAATATCTACAGCTTCATTATTAGTGTTCTCAAAATAATAAGCAAAACATGTGACATTATCATCAAGATTATTAAAATAATTTTCTATATCTTCTATATGTGTCATATATATATATATATTATTAAAAATGGAGCAATACTTATAGAAGATATAGTTGCAATAGGTGCTATATTAATGGATATAAAATTTAAAGTTCACGAAAAGTTTTTCGATGAATCTCAAGTAGATAATGACACATTAGATTTTTATGAAAATAATAGAAAAATGTTCAATAATTTTAAATATTATGGAGTATTAAATATTAAATCGAGAAGAGAGACTTACAGAAGTGATAAATAAGTTTCAAGATTTTAAAAGAAAATGTGAAAAATTAATCAATACTTTTGGTTATAAATTTGAGTTTGTGACAGATAACAATGTTTTAGATGAAGATCATTTGGACTATCTTATGTAGAAAAATACATAAAAAATCTATTTATACATCATTCTTCAAGAAATATGGAAACTAAATCTATTTTACTTTTTTGAAATTCATTCTGAACTTAAAGAATTACTTGCATATATAAGTCCAGAATTTAAAGAAGATTGGGATTATACAGAAAAATTAAGAAAATGTATGATTTACCTATATTAAAAATAGAACACGATTATAATCCATCAAACAATATCAAAACTATTATCTATAACAATATTATATTTCTTTGTATAAGAGACAGTGTTTATAAACTAAAGAAAAAAATTGTTTGGAATAGATTCAAAGCTATTTTAGTTTTTTATAATATTACCTTTTCGTGAAATATAATCTTTAGGAGGATATTTTATTGGTTTATTTAGAACATAATTAACATCTTCATCTGGATCTTTGAAATAAACTTTGCCAAATAAAAAATCTTCATTAATAATTGAATCTCGAATAACAGACCAAGATTTGTTAAGACAAAATTGTTCTACTTTATCTGGTTGATTTTTATGAAGAGGAAACTTTTTCAATCCAGATATTATAAAATTTTCGGCTAATTCGGTGATTTCTTTATTTTCAAACTCGATCGCAAAAATTAATCTAAAACTATCATAGTCTTTGGATTGATACATGTGTTCTTTTTCTAGATAACTATATATTCTATTATCTAAATGACAAGTTGTAAATCCTGGTTTGCCACATATTTTTCCATTAAGATGTATACCATAAAAATAGAATAAATTAAGTTTTTTATCTAGTAAATTTAACTTATTAACTTCTTTTTGAATCACACTTTTTTTTATATTAGTATAAGAACTGTATTTTACACTATTTCCTATAGTGTTCCTTATAAATTTAAACATTTATTATTATTCACAAAGATTAGACTTAATTAATATAAAAAAAAATCAATAATATGAGATATTAATGTCAGGATTAATGATTTTATTTGGTTTAAATAAGCAAAAAATAATATCTTTCGTTATAGACACAAAATTTGAAGATATCCCATTAGTGGTGGTTGTCAGTAAAAATCATATGACTAAGGTCCCCATTATAATTTCTGAAAAAATGAGAATGAGTATGTCAGATGATGGTGATTTTATTTTTTATGATGAAAGAGGAATTAAATTTCAAGATTTTAGGGATTCAATATATCTTAATGATTATTATTCTCAGCAATATATTGGAAGAGAAACATTAAACATTGTAAGATACTTTTTAAATAGCGAATATGTAAAATTTAAGCTTGGAATTTTATTGAATGGTAGTGAAAGAAGATATAGAGTCAAACAACCTTTAAAGTTAGGATTAACCAATAAAAATATAATGTGGATAGAATCTGATGTAAAGGATATATTAAAAAATTCTTATTATGACCTTCAACTTTTAGACATAACAAATATCAAAAGCATCAAATCTAAAATAAATTATGATTATTGGTTTAATATTAAAGAAAATGAATTAAACTATTTGAAAAAAATAGACTACTTAAAATTACCAATGAATATTAATCCATTTTCTCTCCAAAATTTATCTTTTGAAGGTGAATATTTAGATGGATCTAAATTTGATATAAATTTAGAAAATAATTTTAATAAAGATGAATGGATAGCAAATAAAAGTTTATTGGAGTCAAAAGAGTGAAAGAAAAAACAATTAAAAAATAATTATCTTTTAAATTTATTATTTTTAAATTTTATAGATTTATTTTTATAGATTTATTTTTATTTTTTGAATTAGATAAAACAATTATTAATACAATCTCTATAATCTATATGTTGTTTAGAGTTCAACCAAAATATATAACTATTTTTACATTTGTCTAAACATTTGTGTTGATCATTAATCTTATGTATATCTAAGTCGTCATCAACAAAAAAATCAACTCTATTATATTTTCTAATTAGTACTATTAAAACTAATAAAAAAACGAAGAATCCGATATTTAATATAAAGGACATTAATAATATTAGTTTTATTTTTATTTACTATACTTAATTAATTTTTATAATATTATTAAGAAGAATATTTTGACAAATATTAAAACAGAAATTTCTTTTAGCTATTTTTTTATTGTGATTTTCTATATTAACTAATTCTGGATCTCTATTTTTATGATTAATAATAGATTCAACATGATATTTTTTTATCACAATGTTGTTTACAATAGTTTTGATTGATTATATACCAAGTATTTTCTGATTTAGGTAGCTGTTTATAATTTTCTTTTATTTCTAAACTAAAACAGGTAAGGAAACTTAAAATAAAAAGTAAAATAAAAAAGTTCATCTATAATACTAAGTCTGATTTAATATCTGGATCAGGATATAGAGAATGGATTTAATAATAAACGGTTTGTATGATCATTTTAAAAATAATAGTTGGGATCTTATTAAAAATATACTTTTTGTAATACTTATTCCTTTTGCTAATATTAAGATGTCAAAAAGTCTAGGAAAACTTTTATCAAAAGACGGAGATATAGATTTAGGTTGGCCTGTTATAATATTGGTTATAACAATAATAGCTGTACAAATTTTGCAATCTATGAATAATGTGAATAATATTAGACAATCTGGTTTAGTTGCAAATAAATTCAACGAAAGAGCCATTAAGAACACTCTATATAGAGAACTTCCTAAAAATAATGCAGAAATTAAAGTTGCAAATGATATGTTTAATATAAATCAGTTATGGTCTTTTAATTCTAAGTTTTTTGTGTCTCTAAAAGATGATTTAATTCAATTTGTAGTATTTTATATTTTTGCAATTTATACTTACTTTAATATAGACAAAAAAATAGGTTATGCTTTGTTAGGTTTTGCTGTTTTAACTTATATTTTAATTAAAAGATCAATTAATAAATGTAAAGAGTCGGGTTCCAAAAGAGACGAACAAGTTGCGAAGTTTAGATCAGCAACAGATGATGTTTTAGCAAATGTAAAATTTATTAAATTAAATAATAAAGAAGAAGAAAGTTATGATAAATTAATAGAAAGTGCTAGAAAAGTACCAAAATATAAATTTGAAAATGTACATTGTAGAACAAAGTACACAAACTATCTTAATATTTTATTTATATTTTTTGTTGTTTTTATAATATATTTAATTAAAAAAGAAAAAAAAGCAAATAAAATAGAGAAAGGAGATATAGTAGTAATATTTTTTATATTAAGCACTTTAATTGGGTATAGAAACAGATTATCTAATTTTCAGTCTTTACTTGCAGAAAACTCAGGTACAGTGGAAAGATTAAAATGGGCTTTAGAAGATCATGAAACAAAACAACAGGTAAAGGATATAATTAAGTTTGAGAAAATAGACAATTTAGAGTTTGATAAAGTCAAATTAAGTAAAAAACAGAGGACACCAATAGAGTTCAAAGCAACTCTTGGAGAAATAGTATGTGTCGTTGGTGACAATGGCTCAGGTCTTTATAATATGACTGGATTATTAACAGGAACTAATAAACCATATTCCGGAAGAATACTTATTAATGGTCAAGAGTATAAACCGGAACAGATTTTTGAAATTTCTGGAATTTTATTACAAGATCCTGATTTATTTAATAAAACAATTAAAGAAAATCTGTTTTTGAATTCTAAAATAGATGAAAAAAATCTTGAAGCTAAATTAAAAGAAGCAAACTTATTAATTAATTATAAAAATTTATTAAAAAAAAATAAAGGTAAAATTGGAAAAAGAGGAAGTAAGTTGCCAATGGCTTCAAGACGTTTAATTGAACTTATGAGGATAGTGGTAAAAGATCCTGATTTTATTATACTTGATAATCCATTTGAGTTTTTTGATACAGATATGCAAGAAAAGATAAAAAATTTAATAATAAGATGGAAAAATAAAAATAAAATAGTATTCTTATTAGAAAGAAACTTTTATAATTTCACTAGTTGTGATTATGTTGTGAATATTAGCAGATATAGTATTTAAAAATATATTTAAAAAGTAAATAAAAATATAGGTCCTGCTACATATTCTGTTTCTAATTTAAAAGTAACAACTAACATCTGATTAGATACAATTATTTAAATACTTCAAGGAAGACAATATATTAATAGATTTGTAAATCAGTTCAATTGTATTCTTAATAGAACTATTTGATACAACGGAAGAAAAATAAAAGTTTAAATTTAGTTGACACAACCACCGATGCATTTAATTGTTATATTACGTTCTAATTTATTATAATTACTTATTATCTTTTTCTATGCACTTTTTTATAACAATCCTATGGTACACATCAATACCGGCGACCTCTCGGCCTCCTTTTTTTATATTTTTCAGAAGTATATTCCTTGCTCCATTTATATCTCTATTTATTTTATATTTGCATTTTTCGCAGTCTTTTATTCGATTCTTATAGATCTCACTTATGTGACCACATTTTGTGCAAGTTTTCGATGTATATTCTTCTGTTACTATATATATTTTACAGCCATATTCATTACTTTTATTAATGAGGTGCTGTCTAAATCTATAATGACTCAACATATTTAGGCAGAATTTTACTCTTCCATCTAATCGTCTCTCTTTTGTATATTCTTTTAATTTTTCTTTTAATTCTTCTCTACTTATGTTTTCTTTTTTTATTATTTTATTTTTTACCATTTTTTGAGTCTCAAACTCTGGTATTAATACTTTCTCATAATTTTTACATAAAAATAGTGCTGTCTTATTGTGCAATTCTTTTACTATGTCATTTATTTTATTATATTTTCTTCTTATCTTTTTTTGTATTTTCTTCTTATTCTTTAATTTTTTGCCTTTTTTATTTTGTCCTTTATTGAATATTCGTTGTAACCTTCTTATCTCTTTTTCTTGTTCTAATATTTTTGTCCTCATATTTTCTCCTATCATACCAAAAGTTTTTTCTCCAAAATACGACATAAATATTTTTTCTCCAGGATCTAATGCAACAACCTTTTCTCTATTATTTATATTCTTTATATTTGTATTTGTTGTTATTATCAACTCATATCTATTTTTATCTTTTATATAAATCAAACGACAATCATTAATTGTTTTTATATTTTTAACATTTTTCATCCCTTCTACTTTTCCTAAATGTGACTTGTAAATGGAGTCGTTTTTAATAGTTGTCTTTGGGATGAATATAGAATAGTTCTTTCTTTTGTATTCTTTTTTATTCAAATTGAATTTTCTGATATGGTTATTTGATAAATTAGTTTCTGCTGATTTTAAATTTGAACAGAATATTCTAACTTCATCTGTTAGCATATCGTAAGGGGCCGGTTTTTTACCATCATATAATATTTTAAATATATCTATTTTTCTCTTCATATATCCCAAATCAAAGTATTTTTTATCTTTTTCATATAATTCAACACATTTATTGTAAACTTTTATGCATTCATAAAACCATTTATGGATTATCTTTTTCTGTTTTTCTGTAGGATAAATAGTTATTTTTTTTGAAATTGTACATTTATTAAGAGAATTTTGTTCTTTAATAATTTTGGTTTTAATTGTTTTAATTTTAGTAGAATTTTCAGGATCTCTATCTAAAACATTTTTCAATTGAGTTCTTAATTTTTTTAATTTAAGAGTTTCTGTAATCCTCTCAACAGGTTCAAAATTAAAAACATTCGTTGGGTTTTTAAATTTGAAACTCTTATTGAATTTAGAGTTATATTGTTTTTGACCAAAATTAATACTATTTTTGATAGATTTAAAATTATTTTTTGATGGTAAACTTATTGTGTCTGATTGATTTTTATCAAACCAATTATTGACTACCATAATATAACAAATTATAACAATATTTTTAACCGTCACAGCATTCGGAGGAGATTTAATTTTTTCAACATCTTTAGCTAAAACTGACTCAGGTATTTTGATTTAGGTCCAAAAGATATATATATATATTGGTAGATTTGACATTTTAGCGTTTGTTACTAAAAGTTAAAATAATACAACGACAACTATTAGTGTAACCATGCAAGAAGATTATTAAAATAGAAAAATAATAAAGTTTATTTAATTGAATAAATTTTGATAATTATTATGATTATTAGAATGGCAATATGGTATTTCAACCTAAAAATAAAAATGAATTAAAAAAAGCTGTTGAATTATGGTGTAATAATGAAGAATATGCTTTTACTAAATATGGTAATATAAGTCAATGGGATACATCTAAAGTCACAGATATGAATTATATGTTTTATGGAAGTAAATTTAATGGAGATATAAGTAATTGGGATACATGTAAAGTCACAGATATGAGAAGTATGTTTTCTAAAAGTAAATTTAATGGAGATATAAGTAATTGGGATACATGTAAAGTCACAGATATGAGAAGTATGTTTTCTAAAAGTAAATTTGATGGAGATATTAGTATTTGGGATACTTCTAATGTTACTAATATGAATCATATGTTTTATAATTCTAAATTTAATGGAGATATAAGTAAATGGGATACAAGTTCAGTTACAGATATGAGTCATATGTTTTATAATTCTAAATTTAATGGAGATATAAGTAAATGGGATACTTCTAATGTTACTGATATGAGTTGGATGTTTTCTAAAAGTAAATTTGATGGAGATATTAGTAAATGGAATACATCTAAAGTAACAAATATGATAGGTATATTTAAAGATAGTAAATTTAATAGAGACATTAGTAAATGGGATACTTCTAAAGTTAAATATATGAGTGATATGTTTTATGAAAGTAATTTTAATGGAGATATAAGTAAATGGGATACATCGAATGTTACTAATATGAGTTACATGTTTTCTAAAAGTAAATTTAATGGAGATATAAGTAAATGGGACACATCGAATGTTACAAATATGAATGGTATGTTTTCTAAAAGTAAATTTGATGGAGATATAAGTAAATGGGATACTTCTAAAGTTAAATGTATGAGTCATATGTTTTGTTATTCTCGATTTAATGGAGTTATAAGTAAATGGAACACATCTAAAGTTACTAATATGAGTGATATGTTTTCTAATTCTCAATTTAATGGAGATATAAGTAAATGGGATACTTCTAATGTTACAAATATGAGTTGGATGTTTTTTGGTAGTAAATTTAATGGAGATATAAGTAGATGGAATACAGCTAATGTTACTAATATGTTAGGTATGTTTTATAGTGGTAAATTTAATGGGGATATTAATAAATGGAATATATTTAATGTAACTAATATGAGTCATATGTTTTATTGTTCTCGATTTAATGGAGATATAAGTAAATGGAATACTTCTAAAGCAACCAATATGAGTTGGATATTTCATAAAAGTATATTTAATGGAGATATAAGTAAATGGGATACAAGTTCAGTAACCAATATGAGTTATATGTTTTCTCAATCTCAATTTAATAGAGATATAAGTGAATGGAATACATCTAATGTTACTGATATGAGTAAAATGTTTTCTAATTCTCAATTTAATGGAGATATAAGTAAATGGAATTTTAGTAGTCTTAAACATAATATAAATGACATTGGTATTAAAATAGTAAAAAAATGTACTACAATTAAAGTAGATAAAAAAGATATTGAATGTTGTGTTTTATTACAACCTATTGAAAATGAATTTATTAAATGTTCAACTTGTAATAACTGTTTTGATATTTCAATTAAAGAAAGTTGGATTGATAATAAAAATAGTTGTCCTATGTGTACAGTAGAATGGAAAAATAATAAAGTTTATTTAATGAAATAAATTTTGATAATTATTATGATTATTAACATAGTATTATATAATTTGATGGCATTTCAACCTAAAAATAGTGATGAATTAAAAGAAGCTATTGATTTGTGGTGTAATGATGAAGAAAATGCTTTTACTAAATATGGTAATATTAATGAATGGGATACTTCTAAAGTTACAAATATGAGTTATATGTTTTATTTTTCTCAATTTAATGGAGATATAAGTGAATGGGATACTTCTAATGTTACAGATATGAGTTATATGTTTTCTGATTCTCAATTTAATGGAAATATAAGTAAATGGAATACTTCTAATGTTACTGATATGAGTTGGATGTTTTATAGATCTAAATTCAATGAAGATATAAGTAAATGGGATACAAGTTCAGTTACAGATATGAATCATATGTTTTCTAAATCTCAATTTAATAAAAATATTAGTAATTGGGATACTTTTAATGTTATTAATATGGGTTGGATGTTTCACGAAAGTACATTTGATGGAGATATAAGTAAATGGGTTACTTCTAAAGTAACCAATATGAATAGTATGTTTTATAAAAGTAAATTTAATGGAGATATTAGTAAATGGAACATATCGAATGTTACAACTATGAGTCATATGTTTTGTTATTCTCAATTTAATAGAGACATAAGTAAATGGGATACTTCTAATGTTACAAATATGAATAGGATGTTTTATAATTCTCAATTTAATAGAGACATATATAATTGGAATTTTAGTAGTCTCTATTATAATATAAATAACATTGGTATTAAAATAGTAAAAAAATGGACTATAGTTAAAGTAGATAAAAAAAATATTGAATGTTGTGTTTTATTACAACCTATTGATAATGAATTTATTAAATGTTCAACTTGTAATCACTGTTTTGATATTTCAATAAAAGATAAGTGGATTGATAATAAAAATAGTTGTCCTATGTGTACATCGAAATGGGAAAATAATAATATTTATTTAATGGAATAAATTTTGATAATTATTATGATTATTAAAATATTAGTATGATATTTCAACCAAAAAATAGAGATGAATTAAAGGAGGCAATAAAATTATGGTGTAATAATGAACAATATGCTTTTACTAAATATGGAAATATTCGTAATTGGGATACATCAAAAGTAACAGATATGAGTGAGATATTTGCATATTCTCAATTTAATGGAGATATAAGTGAATGGGATACATCTAAAATCACTAATATGAGTTATATGTTTTGTGGAAATCAATTTAACGGAGATATAAGTAAATGGGATACATCTAATGTTACTAATATGAGTTATATGTTTTCTAATTCTCTATTTAATGGAGATATAAGTAAATGGAATACTTCTAATGTTACCAATATGAATAGTATGTTTTCTTTTTCTGAATTTAACGGAGATATAAGTAAATGGAATACAAATTCAGTAACAGATATGAGTAGTATGTTTGAGGATTCTCAATTTAATGGAGATATAAGTGAATGGGATACTTCTAATATTACTAATATGAGTCATATGTTCAAACATAGTCAATTTAATGGAGATATAAGTGAATGGGATACTTCTAATGTTACTAATATTAATTGGATATTTGCATATAGTGATTTTAATGGAGATATAAATAAATGGGATACTTCTAAAGTAAAAGATATGAGTTGGATGTTTGCATATAGTGATTTTAATGGAGATATAAGTAAATGGGATACTTCTAAAGTAAAAGTTATGAGTTGGATGTTTGCATATAGTGATTTTAATGGAGATATAAGTAAATGGGATACTTCTAATGTTACTAATATGAATAGTATGTTTTGTGGAAGTAAATTTAACGGAGATATTAGTATTTGGGATACTTCTAATGTTACTAATATGAATTGGATATTTCATGATTCTGAATTTAATGGAGATATAAGTCAATGGGATACATCTAATGTCAAATATATGAGTTGTGTATTTAGTAGAAGTAAATTTAATGGAGATATATCAAATTGGGATACAAGTAATGTTACTGATATGAGTCGTATGTTTAGTAGAGGTAAATTTAATAGAAATATTAGTAATTGGGATACATCTAAAGTTACAGATATGAGTTGTATGTTTTTTGAATCTCAATTTAATGGAAATATTAGTGAATGGAATACAAGTTCAGTAACTGATATGAGTAATATGTTTTTTAGAAGTAAATTTAATGGAAATGTCAGTAATTGGGATTTTAGTAATCTTGAATATGATATAAATGACATTGGTATTAAAAAAGTCAAAAAATGGAATATAGTTAAAGTAGATAAAAAAGATATCGAATGCTGTGTTTTATTTCAACCTATTAAAAATGAATTTATTAAATGTTCAACTTGTAATAAATGTTTTGATATTTTAATAAAAACAAGTTGGATTGACGATAAAAAAAGTTGTCCTATGTGTAGATTAAAATGGGAAAATGATAATATTTATTTAATGGAATAAATTTTGATTATTATTTTGATTATTATTATAATAGTAATATGATATTTCAACCAAAAAATAGAAATGAATTAAAAGAAGCTGTCGATTTATGGTGTAATAATGAACAATATGCTTTTACTAAATATGGAGATATAAGTAAATGGGATACAAGTTCAGTAACTGATATGAGTGAAATGTTTTCTTATTCTCAATTTAATGGAAATATAAGTAAATGGGATACTTCAAATGTTACTAATATGAGTCATATGTTTTCTTATTCTCAATTTAATGGAAATATAAGTAAATGGGATTTTAGTAACCTCAATCATAATATAAATAAAATTGGCCTAGTAAAAAAAATGGCCTGTAGTTAAAGTAGATAAAAAGGATATTGAATGTTGTGTTTTATTGAAACCTATTGAAAATGAATTTATTAAATGTTCAAATTGTAATAACTGTTTTGATATTTCAATTAAAAAAAGTTGGATTGATGATAAAAATAGTTGTCCTATGTGTACATTAAAATGGACAAATAATAAAGTTTATTTAATGGAATAAATTTTGATAATTTTTATGATTATTAAAATAGTGATATGATATTTCAACCTAAAAATAGAGATGAATTAAAGGAAGCTGTCGATTTATGGTGTAACGATGAAGAAAAAGCATTTACTAAATATAGAAATATAAGTAAATGGGATACATCTAAAGTTACAGACATGAGTCATATGTTTTCTAATTCTCAATTTAATGGAGATATAAGTAAATGGAATACAAGTAATGTTACAGATATGAGTTATATGTTTTATTGGAGTAAATTTAATGGAGATATTAGTAAATGGAATACTTTTAATGTCATAAATATGAGTCATATGTTTTCTTATTCTCAATTTAATGGAAATATAAGTAAATGGGATACATGTTTAGTAACAGATATGAGAAGTATGTTTTCTGATAGTAAATTTAATGGAGATATTAGTAATTGGGATACAAGTTCAGTAACTGATATGAGTGATATGTTTTTTAGTAGCGAATTTAATGGAAATATTAGTTACTGGGATTTTAGTAACCTCTCTCATGATATAAATGATATTGGTATTAAAATAGTCAAAAATGGACTATAATTAAAGTAGATAAAAAAGAAACTGAATGTTGTGTTTTATTGAAACCTATTGAAAATGAATTTATTAAATGTTCAACTTGTAATAATTGTTTTGATATTTCAATAAAAGAAAGTTGGATTGATAATAAAAATAGTTGTCCTGTGTGTAGATTAGAATGGAATAACAATATAGTTTATTTAATGGAATAAATTTTGATAATTATTATGATTATCAAATAAGTGTAATGATATTTCAACCAAAAAATAGAGATGAATTAAAAGAAGCTGTTGATTTATGGTGCAACAATAAAGAAAATGCTTTAGATAAATATGGAAATATAAGTGAATGGGATACAAGTTCAGTAATAGATATGAGTTATATGTTTTATATGTTTTATTGGAGTAAATTTAATGTAGATATTAGTAAATGGGATACTTCTAAAGTTACCAATATGAGTTTTATGTTTTATAATTCTGATTTTAATGGAGATATAAGTAAATGGGATACTTCTAATGTTATAAATATGAATAGTATGTTTACTTATAGTAAATTTAATGGAAATATTAGTAAATGGGACACTTCTAAAGTTACCAATATGAGTTGTATATTTACTTATTCTGAATTTAATGGAAATATTAGTAAATGGAATACTTCTAAAGTAACAGATATGAGTGGTATGTTTTGTGGAAGTAATTTCAATGGAGATATAAGTAAATGGGATACCAATTCAGTAACAGATATGAGTAGTATATATTATGATAGTAAATTTAATGGAAATATAAGTAAATGGGATACAAGTTCAGTCACAAAAATGAATAGTATGTTTTCTTGGTCTCACTTCAATGGAGATATAAGTAAATGGGATACATCTAAAGTTACAGATATGAGTTATGTGTTTTATGGAAGTAAATTTAATGGAAATATTAGTAAATGGGATACTTCTGAAGTAACTAATATGACAAGTATGTTTGAGGAATCTCAATTTAATGGAGATATAAGTAAATGGGATACTTCGAATGTTACAGATATGATTAGTATGTTTTCTTATTCTAAATTTAATGGAGATATTAGTAAATGGGATACTTCTAAAGTATTAGATATGAGTGATATGTTTGAGAATTCTCAATTTAATGGAAATATAAGTAATTGGGATTTAATTAATCTTGAACATAATATAAATAATATTGGTATTAAAATAGTCAAAAAATGGACCATAGTCAAAGTAGATAAAAAAGATATTAAATGCTGTGTTTTATTACAACCTATTGAAAATGAATTTATTAAATGTTCAACCTGTCATAAATGTTTTGATATTTCAATAAAAGATAAGTGGATTGATAACAAAAATAGTTGTCCTATGTGTACATCAAAATGGAATAACAATATAGTTTATTTAATGAAATAAATTTTGATAATTATTATGATTATTAAAATATTAGTATGATATTTCAACCAAAAAATAGAAATGAATTAAAAGAAGCTGTTGATTCATGGTGTAATGATGAACAATATGCTATTACTAAATATGGAAATATTAATGATTGGGATACAAATTCTGTGACAGATATGAGTTACCTATTTTATGGAAGTGATTTTAATGGAGATATTAGTAAATGGGATACTTCTAATGTTACTAATATTAGTGGTATGTTTAAAAATAGTGATTTTAAAGGAGATATCAGTGGATGGGATACTTCTAAAGTAACAAATATGAGTAAGATATTTTCTGGAAGTAAATTTAATGGAAATATAAATAATTGGGATACAAGTTTAGTAACAGATATGAGTTATATGTTTTATAGAAGTAAATTTAATGGAGATATCAGTAAATGGGATACAAGTTATGTAACAATCATGAGTTGGATGTTTTATAATTCTCAATTTAATGGAGATATAAGTAAATGGGATACTTCTAATGTTACAGATATGAGTGATATGTTTTATAAAAGTAAATTTAATGGAGATATAAGTAAATGGGATACTTCTAATGTTACTAATATGAGAAGTATGTTTGAAGATAGTAATTTTAATGGAAATATTAGTAAATGGGATACTTCTAATGTTACAGATATGAGTAGTATGTTTTATGATTCTCATTTTAATGGAAATATAAATAAATGGGATACTTCTAATGTTACTAATATGAGTTGGATGTTCAATGAAAGTAAATTTAATAGAAATATAAGTAAATGGGATACTTCTAATGTTACTAATATGAATCATATGTTTTCTGGAAGTAATTTTAATAAAAATATTAATAAATGGAATACTTTGAATGTTATTAACATGGAATATATGTTTTCTGAAAGTAAATTTAATAGAGATATAAGTAAATGGGATACTTCTAAAGTCACATATATGAATTATATGTTTTCTAAAAGTAAATTTAATAGAGATATAAGCAAATGGGATACTTCTAAAGTTACTAATATGAGAAGTATGTTCATACATAGTCAATTTAATGGAGATATTAGTAACTGGGATTTTAGTAGTCTTGAACATAATATAAATAATATTTGTATTAAAATAATCAAAAAATGGAATACAGTTAAAGTAGATAAAAAAGATATTGAATGTTGCGTTTTATTTCAACCTATTGAAAATGAATTTATTAAATGTTCAACTTGTAATAACTGTTTTGATATTTCAATAAAAACAAGTTGGATTAATAATAAAAATAGTTGTCCTATGTGTACATCAAAATGGAATAACAATATAGTTTATTTAATGGAATGAATTTTAATTATTATTATTTTAATAATTTAAGTGAGTTTGTTACCATATATATATATATATATATATAGTATATATTATTATGTTGTCGTATAATGACATCGATCATGATTGTTATTATAATGATTACCAATATGATTATGCTCTTGATCATGCAATCAACGAACATATTGATTTAACTATATTAAGAAGAGAATTAGATATTGAAGCTAGTATAAAATCAATAAATAGAGAAGCAAATATAAATACAGAATCTTTATTTTACAAAGATTCACAACTTAAATATAATGAAGACAATTTTATAATTTTAGAAAAAATTAATCAACATATGATGAATAAATTCATTCATAAAGAAAATGAAACTGAAACTAATATTAATGAAATAGATATTATTAATGATTGTCTTGATAATAAAGATACAATTACTTTTCATGACAATGGACACTACATTATAATAAACAAACTAATATCGGAATATATATATATTAAATTAGAAGATTTATCTAAATTACCTGATAAATTTATATATTTTTTAATAAAAAATGACTGTTATTATTGGATAATAAAATATTTTACATATGAATTAATTGACTTAATAATGTTTAATAAAGAAGTGGCCATAAATCAAGGTGTAGCTAGAATTAAAATAATAATAAAAAATGAAGACATTGAATTTAGAGCTCCTATTTTAAATATTCATGGAGGTCATTATGCAGGAAATTATGACAATGATTACAATTATGATTATGCATTAATAGGACTACCAATTATCGAAAATACTACAGAACAAGATTATTTTGATTCCTTAGATCTCGAATTAAACAATGATATTGATGGTATTAATTTTAAAAATAAGAATAATAAAAATAAAAAATATGAGTTTAATGGAAAAAAATTATTAAAAATAAGATTAGATAAAAAAAAAGATGAAGTTAAAAATAAACAAGATTTATTCAACAAGATAAAAGTTAAATGTAAGAATAATAAAGGTGACATTTTATTTAGAGACCATTACTGGGTGTTTGAAACAGAAACATCAATATATGTATATGTTCCTGCTTTAGATGTATCAATAGAAACTATGAAAAATTTGTTATATTTATCACCATATATAACTTTAGATAATACAATAAAAAATATATTTTCGAATAAAATTGCTGTATCAGCATACATAGATTTTATTAAATAAAATTAGTTCAATTAGTTCAATTAGTTAAATCGAAAACTAGATTAATAATATAATTTAATATGCTTTTATTTAATCCTAAAAATCATGAATATAATTCTTTATTAGACAGTAAAATAAACCAGGAAATTGATATTTTTAATTCTTCTTTAGAATTAAATTTTAAGGAGTTGGAATTTAAAAAAGAAACATGCAAATATTATCCTCGAAATTATAATGAGGATATTTGCATAGATACTTTAGAAGAAGATATTGAAAATTTAAAAGATGATGATTTTAAAACGAATAGAATAGACAATTATGATTTTATAATTGAAGGAAATGGGTGGGAATTAGAAAATTATAATATAGAACATAATTATAATTTGAACAATAAAAATATATTGACTTTCAAAAAAGGAAAGTATAATAATAGTATAAATTTTGCGTCTAACGTGATAACTGAAGATTTTTTTTATTTTAGATTAACTGAAGTGATTGATATTTTAAATTGTATAATATTTTTTCATATTATAAACACTAAATACTATACCTATATTATTTTTAGTTTAGAATTAGGATATGATCTATTTCTAAATAAGGGTTTGAGTTATACAGGAAAAGAAGATATTTTTAAAATGACATTTAGAAATAGAAACTTGAAAACAAATAAATTGTATAAAATAGAAGATGAAATTATTTGGACTAGGAACAAGAGAGAAAAATATTATTCATTAGAATTAAAACGCTTACATATTATTGCATGTAGAATAGATAGTTTAGATGAAGAAAAAATTTATATTAATTGTGATAAATCAATAATAAGTGAAATTTTTATTGACAAAAAAATAGTAGAAAATATTGAGGATATTAATATTGTATGTTATGATGTAAATAATCAAGAATTATTTAGAAATTATTATTTTGTAATTAATAAACCAAAAGAATACCATATTATAGTACCTATGTTTGATGTATCACTCGAAACTTTACAAAGAATGTATATTTACAATGAAATTGAGTATTACAATATATTTAAAAATAACATTGTTAATAAAATAAAAATAATTAATTAAGAACCATATAAATGAATTAAAAAAATAAATTTTTAAAACTATTTTTTGTTATGGATCAAAATGATTATAAACATAAGAAGACATTATGAATGATTAAAAATAAAATTGCATAATTAAAATAAATTTGAAGATTTAAATAATTATAATAATAATAATTATTCTATTATGGAAATCTTAATAAATCCTCATAAAATAGAACAAAATTTGGATTTTGAAGATATACTTAATCATCATCTATCAGAACTTGATATGATGAATGAAAAAAA